AATGATCCGTGATCCGTTGCCAATGCTCAAAGAGATACTAAGCCAATTTTATTTGATATATGACAATCGACCATGAACCCCCCACCCCCTAACGCTTGTAAATGTATGTGCGCCGTGTATATATAAATATACAGACATAACATGAGCGATTTACTTTCATCCGTGACTTCGATGAACCAAGAGGAACAAGAATTATTCCTCAAAAGGTTAGAGCTAAAAAAGTTCCAGCTTGAGTCAGCTAAAAATGCAAAAGAATCCTTTGGGTCTTTTGTAAAAACTATTTGGCCTGACTTCATAGAGGGGGCACACCATAAAATCATTTCTAAAAAATTAGAAGCCATCCGTGATAAAAAAATTACAAGATTAATTGTGAACATGCCTCCTCGTCATACTAAGTCAGAATTTGCAAGTTATCTGTTCCCGGCTTGGATGATGGGGCACAACCCTAAATTGAAAATTATACAAACCACCCATACAGCAGAACTAGCATATCGTTTTGGTAGAAAAGTCAGGAACCTGATGAACGAACAAGAGTATCGAAACATATTCCCAAAAAGTGAACTACGAGCTGACTCACAAGCAGCAGGTAGATGGGAAACAAATTATGGTGGCGAATATTTTGCGGCAGGTGTCGGTGGTTCGATAACAGGGCGTGGTGCAGACTTGTTAATTATCGACGATCCACATTCCGAACAAGATGCCATGTCTAAAACGTCTATGGAAAATGCATGGGACTGGTATACCTCTGGTCCTCGACAGCGTTTACAACCAGGCGGAAGTATCGTTGTCGTCATGACACGGTGGTCAGAGGACGATCTAACAGAAAGATTAATGGAAGCACAAGCTAAAGATCCACTAGCGGACAAGTGGGAGATTGTAGACTTTCCAGCGATCACGGACAACGGACAACCGCAATGGCCAGAGTATTGGAAGAAGGATCAACTCGATGCAGTCAAAGCTTCTCTTCCTACAGCAAAGTGGAACGCACAGTGGCAACAACAACCAACATCAGAAGAGACAAGTATTATTAAACGAGAGTGGTGGCAATGTTGGGAAAGAGAACAACCACCGTTGCAATATATTATACAAAGTTATGATACAGCTTTTTCAAGTAAGACCACAGCAGACTTCTCAGCGATCACAACATGGGGAGTTTTTCACAACGAGGTAACAGGTAAACAGAACGTTATTTTGATGGAAGCCGACAAAGGCAGATGGGACTTTCCTGAACTAAAAAGAATTGCACTAGAGAAGAATGATTATTGGAAACCCGAACAGATTATTATCGAGGCGAAAGCCAGTGGTCTCCCTTTAACACACGAGCTACAATCTATGGGTATTCCTGTGATTAATTTTACACCAAGTCGTGGAAACGACAAGTTGGTGCGTGTGAACTCCGTATCCCCCTTATTTGAATCAGGAATGATTTGGTATCCTAATTACAAATGGGCAGAAGATGTTATTGAAGAATGTGCAGCTTTCCCGTATGGTAGAAACGACGACTACGTTGATAGTATGACACAAGCATTAATGCGTTATCGACAGTTCGGTGCATTGATTCACGATGATGACGAACCCGTGGATTGGAGACCGAAGCGTAAGATTGCTTTTTATGGTGCATAAGGTATAAAGATTTATGGAGTTTATTTAAAATGGCAGGTATCGGTTTAGCTTTAAGAGGGGCGGGGAAAGTCCTTGATAAATTTCTCAAAAAAAAGAGATTAACTCCAAAACAAAAAAGAATTAAAAAAGAAAATAAAAAAGTTGCAGGTCTTGCAGCAGGAATGCTGACTGGCACAGCAGGTTATGGCGGCGCTTTGTATAAGAAAAATTTACAAGACTTTCCTGAAACAGGTAAAAATTTAAAAAAGAAAGATAAGTAATGGCAGAAGTTGACAAAACATTAAACGAAGCTCCCGCAGGTATTGAAGAAGACATAACATTAGAGGCAGTTAATCAGCCTATGGAGGTAGAAGTCGAAGGTGACGAAGAGGTCGTTAGCCTTGGTCCAACGCCCACGGACACCGGAGCCGGATTCGCAAGTAATTTAGCAGAAGAAATACCAGAAGAAACTTTAGCAAAACTTTCAAACGATCTTCGATCACAGTTCTCTGTCGATCACACATCTAGAAAAGATTGGGAGCAAGGTTATGTCAAAGGTTTAGATTTATTAGGTTTTAAATACAACGAAGTCAGTGAGCCTTTCAGAGGTGCAGCATCAGTTTCTCATCCACTATTAGCAGAGGCCGTCACACAGTTTCAAGCAGGAGCTTACAAAGAACTCTTGCCTGCAGGCGGCCCTGTTAAAACTTCCGTCATAGGAGAAATATCAGATCTCGTGGAGCAACAAGCAGAGCGAGTTAAAGAATTTATGAACTATCAGTTGATGTATAAAATGAAAGAATACGATCCAGAGATGGATCAACTTTTATTTCATCTACCACTTGCAGGTAGTGCATTTAAAAAAATTTATTACGACGGCAACATGGGAAGACCGTGTGCAAAATTTATTCCAAGTGAGGACTTAGTTGTAAACTATGGTGCATCAGAATTAGAGGATGCGGAAAGAATCACTCACGTTATAAAAATTTCACCAAACGATTTAAGACGACAAATGATTTCTGGTTTTTACAGAGATATAGATATTGATGAAAACGATGAGTTGTATTCTTCGTACTCTGATATCCAAGAAAAGTACGACGAGTTAGAGGGTGTAAAAAAATCTGAATACTCTGGTCAGTATCAATTATTAGAAATGCATGTAGATTTAAATTTAGAGGGCTTCGAAAATCTTGGTCAAGACGGAGAGCCAACAGGACTAAAGGTACCTTACGTTGTAACACTAGAACAAGGCACAGGAAAAATTTTATCTATCTATCGAAACTATTTAGAAAACGATCCGTTATTTAGGAGACAAAAATATTTTGTTCACTTTAAGTTTTTACCTGGTCTTGGATTTTATGGTTTTGGTTTAGTTCACATGCTCGGCGGTTTGACAAGAACCGCAACAGCTGCACTGCGAGCATTGTTAGATGCAGGTACATTATCCAACTTACCTGCTGGTTTCAAATCAAGAGGTCTTCGTGTTAGAGATGATGAAGAGCCTTTAATGCCTGGTGAATTTAGAGATGTGGATGCACCGGGTGGAGATCTTAGAAATGCGTTGATGCCTTTACCATACAAAGGACCAGACGGAACTTTATTTCAACTTTTAGGTTTTGTCGTGGACGCTGGTCGAAGGTTCGCTGCTATTGCAGATATGAAAGTGGGCGATGGTTCACAGGCCAACCCTGTCGGCACAACTATGGCATTATTAGAACAAGGATCCAAAGTGATGTCTGCGATTCACAAAAGATGTCATTACGCACAAAAAGAAGAGTTTGAATTATTAGCAAAACTATTTGCAACGGCACTACCACCAGAGTATCCGTATAACGTCTCTGGCGGAAACAGATTAATTAAAGCGACTGACTTTGATGACAGGGTAGATGTAGTTCCAGTTTCTGATCCTAACATCTTTTCTATGTCACAAAGAATTATGTTGGCGCAAACACAATTACAATTAGCACAAAGCAATCCACAAGTTCATAATTTATACGAGGCATATCGAAGAATGTATATGGCGTTAGGTGTTCAACAGATAGAGGCGATCTTACCTCCACCTGCACAACCACAACCTTTAGACCCAGGACTTGAAGGAGCGCAAGCTTTAAAACTTCAAGCACTAATAGTTTTTCCAGATCAAGATCACGATGCTCACATCGAGGCTCACAGAGCTTTCATGAGTTCTGCTTTAGTTAGAAACAATCCTCAAGTTGCAACTATCTTACAGGCGCATATTGTTGAGCATGTATCGGCTAATGCTAGAAAAGAAGTGATGACGGAATCAGCAACAGAATTACAAATACAAGCTGCAAAGTTTGGTGGTCAAATCCCACCAGAGTTACAAGCTCAGTTCCAAGCACAAATTGAAAAACAAGTTGCTGTTAAAGTTGCAGCGAAGATAGAAGACATGGTTGCAGAGGAGCAAGAGTCTTTAGGATTTGGACAACAACAAGATCCGTTAGTTGAAATAAAACAAAGAGAGTTAGATTTAGACCAACAAAAAATAAATTTAGATGCAGCAGATGATTTATCAAAAAGAAAATTAGAAGAAGAGAAATTACAAGCTATGAACGCTAGAGAAGCTGCAAGACTTGCACAACAACAAAATATTCAAAATCAAAGAAGCGCCATTCAAAGAGAGCGAATAGATGCCGCTAAAAAAAGGTAGTAGTAATCGCACAATAAGTGCTAATATATCTAAACTAAGACGAGAGGGTAAACCTCAAAAACAAGCGATTGCGATTGCACTACAAAAAGCAGGTAAACAAAAAAATGGCAAAAAGAAAAACAAAAAAACATGAGAGCCCTTGGGAAAAGGTTGACAGAGAGGCAGTTAAAGCTTTGATGCAAGAGTTTCAAACAATGCACGCTCTATATACTGCTCAAGGCGTTGATCCGTTAGCCATTGCCAGTGCTTTTCTTGCTTCAGGACAGTGGGCCATGAACAAAGAATTAGGTTTGAAAGAAACTCAAGATCTGCTAAAGTTATTAGCTAATTATAAATACGAAGTTATAACACAAACTAACAGGACTATACACTAATGCCAAAAACTGAAACAAAAAGAAAACTAACAGGATCCCCTGGAAGTCAAAAGAGAGTAAAAAAAGCTATGACATATAAAGATGGAGTTTACTCCTCTGGTGTTACAGCCAGACCTTATGTTAAAAAAATTGGCAAGGGTGCACAGAAAGTAGCGGATACATACGCAGATCTTAGAGACAAAGTTATTATTAAAGATAAGAGAGATAGAGCGATCTATAAAGAAGCTCGTGATAAAGATAGAGCTAGAAAGTTTGAATCTTACGAGGACTATAAAAAACGTATGAAGAAATTTAGAGAAGATAAAAAACCACAAAACAAAAAAGATGGAGGCATGATGAAGAAAAATTTAAAACCAGTTGATAAAGAAAAAAATCCAGGACTAGCAAAGCTCCCAGAAGAAGTTCGCAATAAAATGGGTTTCATGAAAGACGGCGGAGACGTTACAAATATACCTCCTTCACAAAGAAGAATTGCTGAAAAATTAAAAAATTTTATAGAAAAAAATGGAAGAACTCCATCTACTGATGCAGAAATAGATTCAGTTTATGGCAAAGGGGCTGTTGATAAAGAAATGAGAAGACTCGGTGCTAAAAAAATGAAAGACGGTGGCATGGTTCTAGAAATAGGATTACGCCCTGCCACTGCAAAAGAAAATAAGATGGCAAAAGAAATGATGGGCAAAAAGCCAAAGAAAATGGCTGGCGGCGGCATGGTTGCTAGAGGCACAGGCGCAGCTATCAGAGGAAAAGGCTTCAAAGGAGTATTCTAATGGATATGATAAAAGCAAAATGGAACAAATTAGTTCACTGGTG